CGGGAATTTCAAGACCTTCCTCAGACGCAGCGCGCTGCATACTTGTACGGCGTCGCTGCGGGTCAGACGCCCCCTGTCGTGTTTAATGAGGACCCAAGCACCCTAGGAGCATGTCTCAATTTGCGGGCGTATGTGAAGCCCCGCCCTGTTGACAATAAGACTCTGCATGAGTTTCGCGTGTTTCTCATGAGTGATCTCGTGGCCCTTTTCCCCACTGTGCGCAACTGGTCACGCGCTTTCGACCCCACCCCTTTCGCTGAGTGGAATAGCCACTTTTCCCCAGCGAAGCAGGCGCTCCACATCAAGGCGTTGGAGTCGTTGTCCACGTCTCCGCTCTGCGAGCGTGATTATAAGAAATCCGGCTTTCTCAAAGTCGAAGTTAGCTTTGATGCCTCTAAACCCGCTCGGCTCATTCAAGCCTCGAGCGATCGCGTCAAGGTTACAATTGGGCCCTATTTGTACAAGCTTTCTAAGCTCGCGGCGTCTACTTTAGGCGGCCTCGACCCCGCGGCGGCGATGTACTACGCCCCTGGCAAGTCGGCTTTGCAGCTCGGTGCATTCTACGATCCCGAGCAGCCATCAATCGGCACCGATATGTCTCGATTTGATTCGTGCATAGTTGAGGACTACATGCACATGATGTTGGACATGTACTCTTACTTTCGGTTTCCCGCACACATCATCGACGTTCTCCGCGCATCGATCTCTGGTCAGACGAATTTCCGCGGAGGTCTGTGTATCGAACCTGTCGTGCACAGACGCACCAGCGGTCACTCCAACACCACCGTAGAGAACACACTATTGAACATATTCATGCATCGCTTTGCGATCTCTCGCGCCAATCCGTCGCTCGTCGGCGTCCGTATCATGGCCGGCGGCGACGATATTCTTATCCAAGGTGTGGCCAACTGCAGTTTTTGCGACACACTTACGCTCTTGGGGTTCATGCCCAAGCCGTCGCAGTACGGCCCCGGACGCGGGCAGTTCTACTCCAGCATTTTTCT